AGTTGGGAGTCTATAATGATCTTTCAAATAAAGACTAGAAACAAACAATTTGATTTGTTAAAAGATGTAGAAAAGAATTTGGGTGTAGTTTTTCACCCAAAGACTACTGTTAGTTCAGTAGAAACTTTAATAAAGGAGAAGGCTAATGCAAATACAGGCACTCCCAAAGCTTCAAGCGAAGTACGACAAAGCCATAATCAGAGAGAAGGATTTGAAGGAAAAACTGAAAAAGCTTCAGGAAAGAAAAAAGCAGATGGCGTGGAATTTACACAAAATTAAATACCACCAACTGTAATATAAAAAGAGAGGATATAGATATGAAAAAAAACATACTTTTAGTAAGCCTATGCTTGTGCTTATTACAAGCTTGTGTTCCTAAAATGGTTGTTGATACCAAAGGTCGTTCAGGTACTTTCGACTATTCTAGAGCAGAAGATTTGACTAATGATAAAATTCTATGTGAAGAATTAGTAAAAGAAAATGTAAATTTAATGTTTGATTATACAAGATTTGCTTTTGCTAAATATATAGAATTAGGAACTGTTGGCTTTGTCAAAGCTGATGAATTAAAATCAAAAAAAATAAATAGAGAATGCCTTAAAAATCGTGGACATTCTATTTTAGATTAAAGGAGAGAAAATGACTAAACCAACATCAAAAATTATTAAACTAAGCTTTCAATGTGCAAGGTGTTTTAAAGATGATGCAGATAAGTTAGCTTGGTTTTATTCATCAAATTCTTTATGGGCTGATAGCTTACTTTGTAGATCATGCTTTAAAGAAGCTTTTAATAATATAACAACAAAAGAAAAAAAGGAGTGGTCGTTTTATGATAGTAAGAAACGAAGATAAGATACAAGAAATAAATTCTGTTATACCATCTTATCTCAATCAATTTGGTATATCAGATGAACAAAACGAAAAAGTCTTTAGAAAAGTATATGGCTGTCAATTAAAGAAGCTTAGATTGATTAGAGGATATACTCAGACTAAAGTTGCTAAAGCAATATCTGTTACATTTCAACAAGTACAGAAATATGAAAAAGGTTCAAATGCTTGTCCTAAGTATAATGAGATGAAACTTTGCGAGTTCTTAGATTGCGATAGTGATTACTTTACAAAACCAATAACAGAAAATAATTATAAATTTTTACAAAAGAGAGAGAGGAACGGATATGCAGATAGTAACGGAACATGGACATAAGGTAGAGTTCGATAAAGAAAAGCACGTTTATATTCATGAAAATCAATATATGGTTGGTATGAGTACACTTATAGGAAAATTAGCAAGTCCAGCTTTGGAAAATTGGAAAATTGCTAATCAAGTAAATGCTATAAAAAAAGAAATGGAACGAGAGGGTATATCTATTGATAAAATAGAAACAATTATCCTTAATGCTAAAACAAACGCAAAAAGACAAGGAGATAATATTTTAAATATTGGTTCTATGGTTCATAAATTTTGTGAGATGTGGCTTAAAGGTGAAAAATTTACTGACCCTGACGACCCTGTAATAAAAGCTTGTTTTGATAAATTTAAAAAATTTTGGAATAAGCATAATCTAAAAGTAGTTGAGTCTGAAAAGATTTTGTATTCTACTAGAGGATTTTGTGGAACTTTAGATTTAGTAGCAAAGGATAAAGACAATAATTTATGGCTCATAGATATTAAAACATCTAAAGGTGTATTCTTAAATATGGTTCATCAATTACATGGATATAAACTAGCTTATGAAGAACAGACAGGTAAGAAAATAAATAAAATGTATTTAGTAAGATTACCTAAAGATAATGCTGACTTTGAAGCTAGACATATCTTATACAAAAAAGAACATATAAAAGCTTTTCTTGGTTTATTAAGTTGTCATAAATCAGAACTTTTATTTAATGAACAGGTTCGTAAATTTAATCAATTAAAAAGGAGAAAATAAATGTACCAACAACAAAAGAAAACACCATTCTGTGCTTTAACTATGTATTTAAGAAGTACAGGAAATCAATCACCTAAATATGAGTATAAGGCTGATGCTAAAAGCTTATTTACTTGTAGCTTGACTAAGAAAAAATACAAGCTGTCACAAATAGATGAGTGGTATCATACAGAAGGAGTTCAAAACTTTGTCAGACAAGGATATTCTGGTAAGTGGTTTGCAAAGACACAAGAAATTGAAAATCCTAATAAATATGATAAAAGCAATCTACAGATGATTTTAAGTTTCATAATGATAAAACCATTTAAACCGCAACCAAGTGTTGATGGTATGAAACCTATTGCTGAGTCTATGCCAAGATACAAAGAGATGCCAATGACAGAAGCTAGACCATCTGCACCAGATCACGCAAAAACTGCTGGTATGTCAGATTTTGATGACGACTTACCGCCATTTTAGGAGAAGCTATGGACAAAGAAGATTTACAAAAACAAAAAAAATATCTTCAATGTCAATGCAGAAAAGCTGGGCTTACTATTAAGACACTTAGAAAAGAAATAGAAACTTTAAAAGATGTGAACGAAGAACATAGAAAACTTAATGGTAAGCTTAGAGAAGAAATCAACGAACTAGAAAAAATAAATAATATATCCCATGAATACATTAAATAGTAGAGAAGCATATATCCAAATGAACAAAGCGGCAGAGGAGTGGTCTAAGTGGGCTGAAAAAACAATCATCTTAGACGAAGGTAAAAAAGCTATGTTTGCAAAATGTTTTTTAAAATATAAATTAGAAACTAAAACTGTTATTGAAGCTGAACATAAAGCTAGATTAGATCCTGAGTATAAAGATATTGTCAATAGCTTGGCTCATGCAGAATCTAATTTAATAAAAGCAAAACTTAATTATAATAATTTAGATAGATATTCTTCTATGAAACAAACAGAAATTAAAACAGATATTAAGTTAGCTAACAGACAAGAAGGTTAATGCTTGGTAAATTCAAAGCCATCTAAATTAGTTTTCTCAGTTATCTTTTCAATAGAGTAATTGTAATCAATAAGCTTAACATCTTCAAACTGCGATAAATCTCTAATTACAGCTTCAAGCTTCTCATGTTGTGGACTTTGATCTATAAATCTTAAACAAACAAAGTGACCATAATCTGAGTATGCTGACTCTAATCTAAATTCAACTTCTATAATAACTGCATCTACCTTCATAGATTGTTAATACAGATGTTTGATGTAAATTTATATTATTTTTTTTTATTACGATTTAAAACTTTATCTGTCATTTTAGTAGAAAATGTTGCAGTAAAAACAATTATAACTAAATACCAAACACTATCAGGTAAATCATTTATAATTCTTACCCATTCCTCAAAGTTATCTCTAGTTTCGTCAAACCAACCTGTTGATAGCATAGCAATAAGCCATACCATCAATATTTCATCTTTCCAACTTTTATCTTGTGATTTAATTCTTTGAACATCTACTTCTTTACAAGCTAATATTTCAGCTTCTCTAATGGTTTTTACTTTTTCTGCTTTGTGTTTGAAATGATCTGTAACTTTATTAACTGCAAGTTTTGTTAATGGATTATTTAATAATTTTAACCAAATCATTTTAGTTCCTTTAAAAGTTCACAATAATGAATTACTTTATCTAAATCTTCATTACCATTTTTTTTATCAAATCTACAAATATATTTAATAACACAACCTTGAATAAAATTTAAGTTATTTGCTGTAATAAACTCAATAGGCTGTATTTTAAAGTTTTTATAGTGCTTACCACCTACTTGTCTATCAGTAGCCTTTAAATGCCCTCTATGAGCCTTTAATGTACCCTTTTTGTTCCTCATAATAGCTTTCCGACCCATTTACCAGATTTATCTTTAATAAATGGTTCTATGATTGGTAATCCATTATATATAACAGAACAGCCAATAATAGGTCTAGCTTTTTGAACTTTATTATACCTAAAAGCTAAACTTTTATTATCTATCATACAACCAACTTGAAGCCCAAAATATAGACCTAAACTATTACCATAATATCTTACACCCATTGAACTGTGATAATGACCTTGTACGCAACTCATTCCCATAGATTGAGCAAGTTTTAAAACATCTGCTGTTTTACCATGACAGAAATAAACTTTACCAAGTGGTGTATCTATTGTTAGATCGTCATGCCATTTCCAACCACTACCAACTTCTAAAAAATCATTGTAATCTCTAAGATAAGCTTTTGGTATTCCATGTTTTAATGCTCGTCTAAAGACTAAGCTACCATGATTTGAGTCCACTAAATCCATCTTAGGAAATAAATCTTCTAGTCGTTTTATGACAGGTAAAGATAATTTTAATTCATCTCCAGCACTAGGAAGATCAGGGTCGGAGTCATGAAAAGACATTGCGTGTTTGTCTACTTCATCTCCGATATGTATAATTTTTTCTGGCTTATATTTTTTTTTTAATAATTTTAAAAAGTCCATCAGTTCAGGAACATGATATGGAATATGCGTATCACTAATTATCAAAACAGACTTATAGATCATAAGTCTTTAATACAACTATTTGGTGAGTATGTAAAGTAACTGACCTAACAAGACAATTCCAAAACTACCTAAACCATAAATAATCCATGAAGTAATTTTATCTATCTTGTTGTCTATTTTATCTACATCTGAATGAAGATGTTTTATATGATTTGATTTTAAATTATCTATTGATTTTTTTACACCTGATATATGACCATATAAGGCAATAATGTGTTCTCCTGTAGTTTTAGGTTTTTTAGTCATTTTATTTTTTTCTTTTTCTTCTAAGGTCAGTATCATGTTTTCTACTACCACGCAAAAATGAATTTACTCTACCCATACTCCAACTAGCCATTGAAGTACGAGGTCTTGAACCTGAAGATAAAAAAGCACCTTGACCTCTACGATATACTTTTTTTAAATCACCTAATGTAATGTTTTTTCTATTCTTTGCTTTTGATCTTAAAATAGAAATAACTCTTGCAGATAAAGGTTTTCTTCTAACAGCCATTATTTGTACCTCGCTTGAAACATTGATCTAGGTATTCTTGCACCTGATTTGTAAGCTTCTGACATAGATTTTATAAGACTTGCTCTTGATGATCTTTTGCTTCCACTAAGACCTGATAAATATTTTTTAGGCAAACCACTATCTTTATCTTTTGGTACTTTTCTTCTTTTTCTTTTTTTTGACATTTCTTCTTTTCTTTCGCATTGGAAATTTGTTTATCATTTCTTTTAATGTAACTGATGTTGTAAATCCACTCATTTACCTACACTCCTCATAGCCCTTGTATGTGCTGAAGCAAAAGTAGCACCTTTTTTCATAGCATTAGCCATAGATCGCATATGCTTTAAACTATGATGTCTTGCGTGTGCTTTCATAGTTTTTTGTTGTCTTGGTTTAAGACCTTTAATGATTCCTGTTATAGATGCTACTTTAACCATTATCTTCTTTTTTTTCTTTTGCCCATTTTACTTTTTCTAGGCTTGTTTTTT